CTCTGGTAACACCCCCGAGGTTGCCGGCAACACCGAATCAAGGGGCTTACCAAAGAAACCGGAACGTCCTAGTAAGCCAAGTAACTATGACCCATCAGAAGCCTACATGGATCCTGAGTCTTCGAGTTTCAAATATCGTGATGCTCTAGATAATTACCGTGAAGACTTGGTCTCGTACCAAGAGAACATGGAATCCTATCGTGAAGAGCAACAGAACAAGCAGTATGAAGCTCAACAAAGACAACAACAGGAAGCAATGGCTGTGCAACAACAAGAAGCGATGGCGAGAAACCTACAAGAAAGTTATGGATATACTCCTGAAAGAGCCACAGAGTTCATCAAGTATTATTCATCTCCTGACAGTATCTCACTTGAGAATCTAGTTGCTTTGGACAGAATAAGAAATGCTCCAAGTAGTGCCGAGGTGGAAACAAGGCAGAAAGCTGAGATGATGAAGAATCGTCAGAATAGGGTAAACATCCCTCCCCCGGCAAGTATCGGTGGTGGTGAGAATCAACCTCAATATTCTGAAGAAGACTTATTCAATCTCGGTTTGATGCAAAAGAAAAAATCGGTTTAATTAATAAGGATAAAAAATGGCAAGTAATGCAAAGAACCTAGCGTCAAGTGGGGTTCTATATACAGATAGACGAGATTTTTACATTCGTCCTAACGTAGTTAAAGAGCTATGGACTGATGTTTCGCCTTTTACAACTGTTATCGCCAATCAAAACACTATGTCTGGAATGGCTGACCCACAGTTTAAAATGTTTGAACATCGTAACCCATGGGCTAAACAATATTTTCAAACCTCTACAAGTGCAGAGTTATTAGCTGATAATGGGGCTGACACATGGGCAGTTACTTCTAGTTCCGTTGTAGGAATGGAAGGCGAAGGTGGCGATTACGGTTACAATAGTTGGATCGGGCTTCAATGTGAAGTTTGGTCAGCTTTAACACCGGGAGCTACTAAAAGAGGCGTGGTTTTAATTACCGCAGTTGCTGGTAGTGGTTCTAGTGCAAATATCAGTGTAAAAAACATGGGTGACGCAGCTTTTACTCCTTCAAGTGGTGACTATCTAGTAGTTGTAGGTAATGCACACGGTGAAGGTACAGTGGCTGCAACCGCTTGGAGTGATGAGCTTGCAGTAGTCTATAACCAATGTCAGATATTCAAGACACCATTACAAATTACAGGTACAGTTCTTCAAGCTGCCTTACGTGGTGAATCATCTGAATTGTCTAGACTTCGTGACCAGAAATCACAAGAGCATAAGATTCAAAAAGAAAGAGCTTTCTTATTTGGACGTTCACCGATTAATACAAGTGGTGGCTTTGATGATAATTCATTATCTGATGCAAATAGCAATCAAGTTCGCTCAACAATGGGTATCATCCCTGCGATTGAGAAGCACGGTGCCGCATCTGGTGATGACCAGAATCGTTTCACCATAACAGAAGCTAGTTATTCGTATGGCGATTTTGTGGACGATATGGAAAAGGTATTCCAATACGTTCCTGAAGCTGGTGTGAAACGTGCTTTCTGTGGAATGGGTGCAATGAGCTATTGGTCTAAAATGTCTGGAGCATCTGGTCTTGCAGGTAACTCTGGTTGGACAGTTAGCTTGGATGATATGAAACGTGATTCATTGGGATTCAACTACAGGATGCTAGAAACACCTCATGGTGCATTGCAGTTAATTCCAACACCAGTATTACGTCAAGCGTATAACAAAACTATGCTTGTTGTATCTGATGAGAATCTGTTCCATGCTCAGTACAGAGCGCCAAAGTTCCAAGCAAACATCTTAACAGATGATGCTTACGATGGTGTCAAGGATCAATACTTCTCTGATGAAGGTATTGGTGTCACGCTAATTGAGAGTCATAAACTATTCCAGATATCATAAGGGAGGTTACTTATGGCTAAACCTTATTTAGGTGGTTCAGAAGCGGGAATTGTAGATGTTACGGCAGATAAAACTCTTGTAAAGTCAGATTCTGGAAAGATAATGGCTTTGAATAGTACATCTGCATTAACGGTTACATTGCCAACAGATGCAAATGTTCATATTGGATACACTGTAAAGTTCATTGTTCAAAAAGAAAATGATAATGGTTATACAATAAAAACAGGAGATATTGCAGATTCTGGGGGTGATGACTTTGTAGGAGGTGTGATATTAGCATCTACTGCACCGGGCTACGCCTATACAATTTTAGCAGCTGCAGATGATTGTAATATTGTTCTTGACTCTAACCTTGCTGATGCTGGTGGCGGGTTAGGTTCATGGATAGAGTTAGTAAAAATAACAGACAAT